GGTATCCAATAAGAGCCTAGATGAAATTGAACTCATCGTACGCCTACTTCATGACGCTCACGCGTCTTGGAGTAGTTACTTCAACGCTCGTGCTCTACGCCTCACATCTGCAAAGATGCGAGACCGAGCACGTTTGGAAGGTATAGGTTTTCTTACGAAAACGCTACCTCGATTGGGCAAGTGCCTAGATCAGGCACTCGCGGGTGTATTCCCGCTGACACAAGCTGTGCATGGTTGTGAAACCATGCGCAACTCTGAACTTCCGAAATTACTCGGTGAGTTCTTCAGTAGGATATTCCAACCGAATGGGGTACTCCTTCCAGACCCAGACGCAAATTGCGTCAGCGTGTTACGTTTGGTCCTCTACTCATTTTATAAGTATGAGACCCCGTACACGGAAGCACAGAAACAACAAGTCGTTCGTAGTTTCATCGAAACTGAGAACGATCTTACTATTGTCGATGCTGCCATCGCTAACTTGCGTGGTAGTATTGACGAGTTCACGCGAAGCCGACGACGTCGTTCGTTTGTTGCTGAGGATCTTAAAGATCCTCAGTGGCATCTGAACTTCGACAATCAGCTTCGTGTTGTACGCGAGGCGAGGATTCTCTTATCGAGATTATTCTCGCACTTCGATGCTTATAACATCCAGCCAAGGCACGGTCCCGGAATCGTTTCCACAAAGGAACGGTACGGGAAGAAGTACCTTTGGTCAAATGTTAGTCATCGTATTACAGCCGTCTACCCTTTCGATGCGTATTTCTGCGCGTCGCTCGGGCACGTGTGTCACATGGGTCACGGATTTAAATCCGTGACGGATATCGATCATTCGGCGCAAGTTTTACTTGTACCGAAGGATTCTCGCGGTCCCCGACTTATCTCTTGCGAACCAGTGGATTTCCAGTGGATACAGCAAGGGCTTCGTCAGGGCATTTATGAGTTGGCGGAGACACATCCTCTCACGAGGTATAATGTCTTCTTCACTAACCAACAACCAAACCAGTTTGGGGCCCTGTTGGGGTCCCAATCTGGCAGGTACGCTACCCTTGACCTCAAAGAGGCTTCGGATCGCGTTTCGGTTAGTTTAGTTCACCTTTTGTTTCCAGACCACCTTCACAGGTTTCTGGACGCATCAAGGAGTGCTTCTACAGTGCTGCCAGATGGCAGCAAGTTAAACCTCAGAAAGTTTGCCCCGATGGGATCAGCATTATGCTTTCCCATTATGGCACTAACTATCTGGGCCTTGCTAACATCAAGCGCACCTGACGCGGATACTAGAGATAGTATCCTCGTGTATGGTGATGACGTCATAGTACCAACGGCTTTTGCCGAGAGCGCTATGAACATCCTCGAGGTATTTGGTTTACGAATAAACCGTACCAAGAGTTGTACCCAAGGACTCTTTCGTGAGTCCTGTGGCATGGACGCCTTCAAGGGCATCCGTGTCACCCCGGTTCGTTTCAGAACCGTCTGGGACGATACACCCAGCCCTCACGTCTATACCAGCTGGATCGCTTATGCGAACCAGTTATGGGATAGGCGTTGTTACTACGCATACGATTATATCGTAGGCAAGATGGAAGCCATATATGGCCCCATCCCCGGCGAAGACATCTCCTTTGGGAGATATCCTAGCTTACGCAGTTCAACTGCACGGAGTACAGACTTCAAGCGCAAGTCGGATAAGAAGCTTCACAAGCTTCTACACCGCGTGCGTGTCGAGGTCTCCTCGCCGATCACTCAAGTCCTTCCTGGTTGGAATATGCTTCTCCGCTTCTTTGCGGAATCGCAAAATCCTATCAGAGGAACTAACGAGTTCCGAAAAGCACAATCAGACATTACGTCTGGTCATGCCTTTGCAGTGAGTCAGTACACGAAACGACACGCGAGCATTCTCGCGTGGCGTTGGCGATGAGTTCTTGGCGAAAGCCAAAAATAGCTTCCCG